CCTCTGCCTCTGCCTCGCTGCCGCTTCCCTCTGCCTCTGCCTCGCTGCCGCTTCCCTCTGCCTCTGCCTCGCTGCCGCTTCCCTCTGCCTCGCTGTCACAATCCTCATCACTATATTCTTCATCAGTATCATCAAACTCCTCTGGTTTTTCGCGTAAACATTCTTCTAATTTAGCATCAACAGGTGTATTATCTTCATTTAAAAATTTAAGACATTTCCCATCATCACCTATTGCTTCCCAAAACCAGCTTCGTGCTCTTAATGATTCAAAATCATTTGTAATGTCATACCAATAACTGTTATGAGTTCCAACAACCATTCCATATGAAAGTAATGCATGCGGTGTAATATTTTCTTCCTTAAGACGGCTTAATACTGCTTGTGCAGTTGCGTCAATATATGCCTGATTGTACATTGAATTCAGTTTCTGTTGGCGCTCTTCATCAGATTCCTCTAAGTTTGGCATCCAGTTATCACCCTCAACATATTTCCCATATTCGCCTTTCACAAAGTTAAACGGGTCCAATAAATGTATAGTCTTTACAAATACTTTTTTCTCTTCAATCGTCCCGTTGTTATATTGGACCGTCCCCATTCCAAATTTGGAATTCTTAGTGTCATCAAGTGGTTTCCATTTAACAAGTGATGCGCGTGTATTAAATGTTGAATATTTGGAGATTTTGCTTGGGGGTGCAAAACGGCATATACCGGGAATGAATCGTTGTTGAATTTTTATATTAGGAAAACTTTCTTGCAGAGATTCCGGTATGTCAACTTCAACGAGAAAACTATCTAAAAGATGTTGAAACTGACTTTTTTCCGGCTTAGCGAGAGGTGCTTTTGCTTGCTTCGATGGCATCTGACTTATTTCAAGAGAGTGTATTTATATAATCAATCGCGTATTTTTAATGATTAATAAGCTATATGTCAGTATAGTATTGTAATGGCTGCAGGGTCTGCTCTCAATTTTAATATTAAAAAATTTGATATGAAATCTGTGCCACAGGATGCCGTTGCGGTATTTATTGGTCGCCGTCGTACAGGTAAGTCAACACTTGTACGTGACCTTTTATACCATCATCAGTCTATGCCTGCAGGAACTGTAATTAGTGGTACAGAAGAGTCGAACGGCTTCTACAGTAAAATTATTCCACCTATTTTTATTCATGGTGAATACAATCCTATGATTTTAGCCAATTATGTAAAACGTCAGAAGCTTATTATGGCGCGAATTGCCAAAGAGTCTGAGCAAGGAATCCAAAGTCGTGTAGACCCTCGCTCTTTCCTAATTCTCGATGACTGCATGTACGATGATAGTTGGACACACGATAAAAACATTCGGTATTTGTTCATGAATGGCCGTTGGTTGAAGGTGTTTTTCATTATTACTATGCAGTACCCTCTCGGTATTCAACCGGCGCTTCGTACCAACGTCGATTACGTCTTTATTCTGCGTGAGCCTTACCCAACAAATCGTAAGCGCATTTATGAAAACTATGGTGGTGCATTCCCAACGTTCGAGTTCTTCTGTCAGGTAATGGATCAGTGTACTCAGAATTATGAGTGTCTTGTAATTAATAATGCAACACAGTCCAATAAATTAGACGACTGTATTTTCTGGTACAAGGCCAATATACATGGTGATTTCCGTATTGGAGCTCCTGAATTCTGGGCGCACTCTCGCGGGGCTCCTGGCAGTGGTGGCCCTGCCGATGAGTTTGGTAGTGGAGATGCAAGCGCATATAATGGACAAAATGGCCAGCGCCTACGTGGGCCAACGATTCAAGTTCGTAAAACAAATTAAGGGCTATAAGTAATATGACTGAATTAAAAACAACAACTGGACTATTGGTTTCTTTATTAATAATTGCATGTATTGGACTTGTAGTATTGCGAGGTCCTGTATTTGAAGGATTTCTTGTTGCACCCGGTCCGTCCTCTCGCTGTGGTGTGCAATTAGGTGGTTGTGAAACTTTTGGAACACGCTGCATGAATGGTTACTGTGCATCAACAGCACAGCCGTGTATACCTGAAAGTAGTGGTCTTCCAGTGTTCCCTTAGTGTTTGCTAGAGCTCAAGCGAATAAAATGATGCAATCCTAATTGTATCATTTTATGCGCGTTTATTATAGAATGGCCAACAAGCGCAAGGGTGACTTAATCTCTCTTATAATGATTTTTGTCGGTGTGGTGGTTTTTGTTCCTCTAGGAATTAAGTATCTAAATTCTTTATTTGGAAATGTTGTGTCCGGTTTCCAAAATATGGGTCTCACCGGCCAGGGTCATACAAATCCTTTTGTTATGACTTGCCGCTCCCCGAATCCCGCAACTGGTGAAGTATGTGATGAAAGTTCATTTTGCCTGGACTCCAACGGTACTTGTGTGAAAAAAAGTGGCCGTAGCAATGGTGCTGCCAATGCAGTTGGTTATAATTCCTAATCGGTCTTCTTTGCATCTGCATCAGTAGCCGCAGCTGCCTTCTTACGCTCTAGAGCAAGGTCCCCTGCAGCTCCGAACATGCCCTCAAAGGTGTTCGTAGCCTCAGCGCTCTCCGCAGATTCATCTCCGCCGCCAAACACCTGCTTCTCAGGCTTCTTCAGCTTATTCTCATTATAGAACTTCTCCTTTGCCTCATCATTCTCCTTATACTTCTTCATCAGCTGATTGAGCTGGTCCTCTGCATACTCCTGATTGGCAATTGCATTAGGAGATGGGTCCCATGGCAGCCACTTACCGACCTCGCCAATGAAGATATTATGCAGGGGGTCAGAGCGCTGCAGCTTCTTTGCACGCATCTCCGCCTCCGCAGTCGTAGAATACACACCGCGTACCTTCATGCCCCGCATAGATGTCTGGAAATTATTGGACACTAGGAACTCGTCGTCCAGCTTTTCCTGCATGCGGAACATAAAATCACCATACTCCTCCTGAATCTTGGATGCCTGAATTTCCTTATGGTGCCTCTTCACATGAGAAGCAAACCCGGTAATGAGGTCCTCTACTTTAATACGGCATCCACGCACAGTTGCTGCCAGGTCCATGTTACCACTGGCCTCAAGCGCACTCGATTTTTCATCCAAAGTCCGGTTGACGGACGCAATGTGCTGTGCCAGGAAAGACTCCAGATGCTTTGTGCGCCATTGGATTTCATAATCCTTTAGAAAACGCTGGAAAAAGAAATGGTCCTTTCGCACAAGTACATTCTCAGGAGAGATGAAACTGAGTAGCACATATTTCTGACTGGAAATTTCCGGATCCTCGTCGAGAAAATCCTCCTTTACTTGCTTTGCTTGGCTGGCAGACATTGTATCTAATGATGTTGTTTAACATGCACCTTAGACCGTTTATAAACTTGTCCGGTCGACGCGTTTTACTTTTTCTTAGTAACAGGTATAAGCAATGGACGGCATGGTTTCTGATATCATCACTCGCATCGTCAAGTATTTAGTGGAGGGCCTGGCTGTTGCCGTGGCCGCCATCATCATCCCCCAGAAGAAGCTGAACATGGGTGAAATCTCTTCCCTCGCCCTGCTCGCCGCCGTCGTGTTCGCGGTGCTCGACTTCATGGCCCCCACCGTGGGCGTGACTGCACGCCAGGGTGCCGGCTTCGGTCTGGGTGCCAAGCTGGTCGGCTTCCCTTAAATTGCTGGCTGCACGACAATTAAATAATTAACACTATTATTTAATAATACTTCCTAATTGCTAACATAGCATTTAGAAAGTATTTCTCTTGCTTTATAAATGAGTGGCCTCTTCAAAGAATTACCAATCATCTTAATATGGGTTGCTGTATGGGGTATTGTTGAAATCCTAATTGAACGTTATATCAAAAATACATTTATGAGCCGCATAATTGCACACATTGTATTATTGGTTGGGGCGGTTGTACTAGAGTACATATATGATTTTAATGGAAATGGGCGTATGTTCTAAATTGTTCGAATAAACTCCCATCGCTGGTCTTCACAAATTTTTTGCCAAATCTTATCTTGCATGTAGAGTTTATCTCTATTTTTAAGTAGAGGAAAACACGGTAAAAACTCGTCTAATTCAAGGAGTTCACAGAACTTGTAAAGTACATAGGAATAGGATAAGAAATTAGACCGATCACTTGGACAATGTTTCTGGAAACTTGGCTGAATCTCCTTGAACATGTGACGCAACTTCTCCTCATTGTCACGACTCATAACAGGTGCATTTTGACCATTTAGGCGATTCAAAATATGTGGTATATGCTCATAATACTTATTGTATTTAAGTTTTCTGAGAATTTCACGGAGTTTCGATAATTTAAGTGAAGCCATATTTGTAATACGCTCTTTCCGCAATTCAATTAGGATTCCGTCAAATATCTCCTGAGGAATTTCCGTGCTCTCTTTGGCCTGGAACTGGGCAAGCCACTCATTAAAATGATTAATACGCTTATAGGCGTAGTAGGAAATTTCACGTGGCGGGTCTTTATAGGACGGCTTGTCGCTGTCAATTAGAACAAAGTCTTGATATCCACAACCAGGACATGATATATATGCCTCATTCATTGAAAATATCATATCCTTGGCGCAATTAGGGCATTCAGACCAGTTTTCATCGATTTCATTTGTGACATTTTTAGCCATTTCAGGGTCGACAATTTGCAAGTACTTATCAAGGAGTTTTTCACGGTCAAATGACGCTAGGGCCTGCGTCTGCGCTGCTGCAATCGCAGGTGCTGCAATCACAGGTGCTGCTACTGCTTCTGCATCTGCCGCCGCAGCAGCTTCTAGCTCTGCAAAAATCGACCCAGGTCTTAACTTTGACGA